TCTTCAACGAGCTAGTGGCAATAGTTGTAGGAACCCAAATGGTATACAAAACGCCTTCGTTATTGACTGTATTGGGGTCTTGACCGGGGCCAGACGTAGCTGGATTAGCCGTCATATTGATGGCTGGTAGCGTCAATGTCAGTGCAGTAGCCAAAGTGCCGCCAACAGAAATGATGCGGCCACCGTGAGCTTCGGGGCTTAATGTGGTGCTGGCTGTGATCTCAACAACAGCGGCTGGGCCTTGTTGATAGATGCCGCCCAAAGAACGAACTGGGCCTTGAAACGTAGTGCGTGCCATGATTATTTCCTTACATGCAAGTTAGGCGTATCAATCTGCATGTCGTCAGCCGGGACTGTTTGATACGCCGGAAAGCCCGGAGTAAAAATAATATAGCACAACTTTCTAGGGTGTGCAACAAATAAAAAAAGGCTTCCGAAGAAGCCTTAGTAGGGGGGTTCTCACCCCCTCGCTGTTTCAGTCCTTTAAAGTCGCGTACAGTTAAGCGACTGTCTTATTAAGACGAACCGGACGAGCCGAACATGCCCAACGGGTCAGACCAGCCGAAGCTGTAACGCTCACGGGACTTGTAGCGGACGTTGCCCGTGTCGAAATCACCATCCATCGAGTTGCTCAACGCTACACGCTCGAAGTGCTTCAGGCCGTTTGGCACGTCTGTGCAGAGGAACCAAGCGTTCGTGTCTGTCAAGAAGTGGTTGATGGCATAGCCTTCAGGGATTGAACCGTTGTTCTTCAACGCGTTGATATCGTTGTCAGCAGTGCCAACGCGGAGGTTGGTTTCCAACAGACGAGTAGCAACGAATTGCAGAGCGGGTGGAATAACCAACTTGCGCGGCTTAGAAGCAATCAGCAGGCCGCGCTCATCAACCCATGCAGCAATTTGAATTACAGCATTTTCCAACGAGGTCTCGTTCAAATCGACACCAGTGGTGGGGCTGTTGAAGTTAACGCCGCCGTTGACGAGTGGGTGACCCACACGAGCGCTGGATGAGTTAACGCCAAATAACGATACACCGTCACCGCCGAGGTAAGAACCGCTGAAGCCGTTGTTAAGAACGCCTGCTCCTTTAACCTGCTTGGTGTAGGCCTATGGTTATGAAAGATGGTAAAAAAGTACCGTCTTTTGCCGCAGATGGTGAAGGCAAGATGAAGCATGGCGGCATGGCTAAAGCCAAGAAGATGAATATGGGCGGCATGTCATACGCCAAAGGCGGCGGCATCGAGACCAAGGGTAAAACCAAGGGCAAGATGGTCACAATGAAGAGTGGCGGGAAAGCATAATGGCTAAAGACATGGAATCCACGAAAATGGACAAGTCGCAAGACAAGGCCATGATTATCAAAGCCTTCAAACAGCATGACGCGCAAGAGCACAAGGGCGGCAAGGGCACGTCTTTGAAGCTGGCTAAGGCGGCGTTACCCGTGCTGACGGCTGCATTTCCAAAGGCCACACAAAAGGTCGGATGGTATGATGGCAAGCCGAGGCATGGGGGCAATCTCCTCCAGTAAGATGCCCGGCGGCAAGAAAAAAGCCCGCAAGGACGACACCGACTTTACGCAGTTCAAGGACGGCGGTAAGGTTAAATCAAAGGTGAACGAAGCGGGCAACTACACCAAGCCAGACCTACGCAAGCGTATCTTCAACAGCGTCAAAGCTGCGGCAATCGTTGGTACGGGTGCAGGACAGTGGAGCGCCAGAAAAGCGCAAGTGATGGCTAAACGGTATAAAGCCGCAGGCGGTGGCTACCGTGACTAAGTGGTCTGAAAAGCGCAAGAAGTCTATAAACTGCGATGCCCCGAAAGGTTTCTCGGAGAAGGCTCATTGCGCGAGTAAGAAGATGGCAGGTGGTGGGTTAGCTAAACCGCAGCAGTCCCTCAAAGACTGGGGCAAACAGGATTGGAGAACCAAAAGTGGTAAAAAATCTTCTGACACTGGTGAAAGATACCTACCAAAAGCTGCTATCAAAAGTCTTAGCCCTGCTGAGTACGCTGCGACGACCAAAGCCAAACGAGCCGGAAAAGCCGCCGGGAAGCAATTCGTAGCCCAACCTAAAACGATTGCAAAGAAAACAGCAGGCTTTAGATAATGGCAACCTCCGGCACAGCAATTTTTAATCTTGACTTGGTAGAACTAGTCGAAGAGGCGTTTGAGCGTTGCGGAGCGGAGCTGCGTTCGGGCTATGACTTGAAGACTGCGCGTAGGTCACTAAACCTTCTGTTTGCTGACTGGGCCAATCGAGGCGTAAACATGTTTACGTTTGAGCAGGGGTCAATTACGCTGGTTCCCGGCACAGCTACCTACACACTGCCAGCAGACACCGTAGACCTTCTTGAGCACGTCATCCGTACTGGGGCAGGAAATGCTGCAACACAGGCTGATTTGACTATTACCCGCATCAGCGTTTCTACCTACGCCACCATCCCTAACAAGTTGACCCAAGCTCGTCCTATCCAAGTGTGGATTGAGCGCCTACAACCCGCCCCCCGGATTAATGTGTGGCCCGTTCCAGACAACAGCCAGACATACACATTCGTGTATTGGCGCATGAAGCGTATTGACGATGCGGGCGAAGGTGTGAACACAATGGCCGTACCATTTAGGTTTATACCTTGCATGGTGGCAGGTTTGGCGTACTACTTGGCTATGAAGCTACCCGGAGGGCTAGAACGTCTGATGGTGCTCAAACAGCAGTACGACGAAGCGTGGCAGTTGGCTTCTGACGAAGACCGCGAGAAAGCCTCAGTACGGTTCGTCCCCCGCCAGATGTTTATTGGAAGTAGTACATAAGTGGGCAATCGGTTTTCTTCCGGCAAGAACGCGATTGCGGAGTGTGATCGTTGTGGGTTCAGATTTAAACTGACGGCCTTGCGCAAAGAAACGGTCAAGACAAAGATACGCGATATTCTGGTCTGCGCGTCCTGTTGGAACCCAGATCAGCCGCAGTTGTTATTGGGTATGTACCCAGTTGAAGACCCGCAGGCGGTTCGTGACCCACGGCCTGACCGCAGTTACGTCTCGTCAGGCTTGCTGGCAGACGGCTATCAGGGACAAGGCAGTCGGAATATTCAGTGGGGCTGGGCACCTGTGGGTGGCTCCAGATTTTTTGATGACGCTTTAACGCCCAATAACTTGGCGTTAGGTGTGATAATTGGCACAGTCAGCGTTACAACAACGTAAGGAGTCGATCATGGCATTCAAATCCGCAGCCAATGGCATTGCCGCAAAAGGCAAGACTAAAGGCAAAAACTTTGGCGACAGCGGCCCCGCACTTGCTACTGAAAAAGGTGGTAAGGGCGGTAAGGGCGGCAAGACCAATGAAGAGATGCTGGCCCTTGGCCGCAACATGGCTAAAGTTGCAAATCAAAAGCGAGGCTAAGCATGGCTACTAAAGTCAACAACCTTCCAGCGGCTGCGTACGCTAAACCGCACACCATGTCTAACAAACCTGTGACGGTGGAAGAGAATCCCGGCAAGCTGCCTAATCGCGGCCAGTTAGCTTCTCTTGACCCCAGCGTTGGCAACATCAGCAAATCTGCGGGTAGCGAAACAACTAAAACTGCGGGCACCGTAACCCGTGGTAATGGCGCGGCCATCAAAGGCATCACCGCTCGTGGGCCAATGGCGTAAACATGAACTACACCGAACTCGTAGCCGCGATTGAATCGTATACGGAAAATAATTTTCCAGATATAACGCTGGCTGACGGTTCGACACAGACCACCCAAGAGCAGCTCAACACGTTCATCAAGCAGGCAGAGCAGCGCATCTACAACACGGTGCAGTTTCCTTCTATCCGCAAGAACATGATTGGAAACATCCAGTCTGGGAACAAGTACCTCCAAGCCCCTAATGACTTTCTAGCGGTGTACTCTTTGGCGGTCATAACGGGGTATGGCACGGGGGCTGAGACGTACTACTACCTCATTAACAAAGACGTTAACCTAATCCGGCAGGCGTACCCAAATCCAACAGCAACAGGTCTTCCTCAATACTACGCGTTATTTGGCCCCGCTATTGTTGGTAACGCAATCACGACTGAACTGACGTTTATTCTTGGCCCAACACCCAATGCCAATTTGACTGTTGAACTTCACTTTTACTACTACCCAGAGTCCATTACGACTGCAAATACATCGTGGCTGGGCGACAATTTCGATACGGTACTTTTGTACGGCTCACTGGTTGAGGCGTACACCTTTATGAAAGGCGAGACCGACATGCTTGCTTTGTATGACGGTAAGTACAAAGAGGCACTGGCTCTAGCAAAACGCCTTGGCGATGGGCTGGAGCGTGGCGATGCGTATCGTAACGGGCAGGCTAGGATTCAAGTCACATGACTATTGCCCAGACATCGACCACCAGCTTCAAGGTAGAACTTCTTCAGGCGGTTCACAACTTTGGCCCAACCACGCCCAACACGTTCAAGCTGGCGCTGTACACGGCGTTATCAAACAATGGCCCAGACACCACGGTGTACAGCGCTACGGCAGAAGTTGTTGGTACCGGATACGTTGCCGGGGGGAATACACTAGTTATCAGCACCAGTCCAACTTCGGGCAATAACAGCCAGAACGTGCCAACGGCGTTTGTTAGCTTTGCGGATTCCGCGTGGACAAACGCTTCATTTACTGCTCGTGGAGCGCTGATTTACAACAGCACGCAGAGCAATAAAGCGGTAGCTGTACTGGACTTTGGAGCCGATAAAACAGTAATTGGACAGACATTTACAGTCGTGTTTCCAACTGCTAGTGCAACCGCCGCCATTGTGCGGATTTCATAAGGAAAAAGTATGGCATTGGTCACAACCACCAAAGGCGAAATGGACGAAGCTCTTCTTGAGAAAAAAGAAGGTTCCGTTGATAATGACAACGAGTACACAACTTGGGTTGAGTATTGGTTAGAGGGAGAACTTGTGCACCGTTCGGCACATGTTCAATTAAAGAAATCGGTGGGGCTAAAAATAGAAGCCGCATCTTTCGGTTAATTTTTTAAAGGAGCCTCAAATGGCAAATACACAATCAATGTGCACTTCGTTTATGCAACAGCTTATGGTGGGGGAGCATCAGCTTGGCACCGCAACGCTTGTTTCGCGCACCAGTTTGACTGCACCAACTACAGATACGC